TGATCGGTTTGGATCCCCTACTCCTCTTAGGCATTTGGCTGGCCGCCACTCCGGTGGCCGACCGCGGGCCGTACCTCAACGGCAGCGTCCCTTTAGCTGCTCTTCCTCGCCTTCTCGCCTTCTTTCGGGTAGGCGTGGACTTGTACGCCGCTTTGCCTAACCCTGGTGGACCTGGCTTTTTACGCCGTGAGGATGCTGCGCCCGTCGCGCAATCGGTGGCCGCGCCTACTTGGCCCACCTCTACGTGGTCGCTTATTGAGGGCCCCCCTTATCATATTAGTCCCCTACCTCCAGCCGTCGGTCCCCCCGCTTTGGGTCGCCCTCCTCCTGTGCCTCCTGGAGCAGTTGCCGCTTTGACCTCACGCGTCGTCCCCCCTCAAGAGATCTATCCACTTCTCAATGTGCCTACCATAGGTGGCGCTGTTTATGATGCGCTCTTGGGTTGGGCAGCCAACCCCTCTGGGGCTCTTTCTGCTGCCTTCGGATTCCCGGCTTTGGGGCCTGTGCCGCTTCCGCCTTTCGTCCCGACCCCAGCACATGATGTCCAAGTTGAACGATTTGTCTGGGTACCAGATAACATGGACAAAGCCCGCGCCGAGGCACTTGCGACTGATCTCAAGGCTCATCCTGCGCATTTGCAAGTCGTCGACGACAATGCTGGTCGCATCGCTAAATCGTTGGATGCCATTACCAAGTACGGAGATCCTCGCCCTATTAATGTCATAATGCTGTGTGGTGGACCTGGCGCTGGGAAGAGCTTCGCACTTGGTGGCATTCTTAACGCTATCATTGGCGCTCCTGGCTTTGATCCCAATCATCTGCGAATTCATACTTGGTTCAACGTTTTGCGAGAACAGGTGCGCACTGCGCTATCGCCGTATTTTGGGTACAATCCGTACACTGGCCGTTCTTACGCCACCGCATTTAATTTCCCTTCTAGCACGCGCCCACTTTATGAGGCGATGAATGGCACAGCGGTCTTTGATGACGCTGCGTTGTGTTGGCCGGGATTTATTGCTTTGGTCGCGCTCACCAATCCTGCGCTGCACACCATCGTTGTTACCTGCGACCCTGCCCAAAGTCGACCGACGTTCCCCGAGGCTGACTCCCTAGCTCGGCAGCTTACGTCTGAAGGAGAGTGGCTTGGCGCCATGGCCCAACATTACGCCACCGCGTTAAGACGCCCGTCTGTAGAGAATCGCACGTTATTCGGTTTCGCTGCCCCCGCGCCTGCACCTGGTTGGGTACCCACGCATGGAGTTGTTTACATTGTGAGCAAGGCTCCCGATAATGTCCCGCTTTTCGCTGCCTCTCCGCGTTTTATTGAGACTCTCGCGCGGGGCGGTCGTCGAGCTATCGCTTTCGGAGACGCCGGCGGTCTTAGTGTTACTGGGGATATTGCCGTGGACATTGGCGGTCTAACGTCCTCACAGGGTGATAACGTTATTTGGACGGTGCTCTCGCGCGCGCGCAACAACATTTTCTTAGTGATGCCCCCCCCTATGGCCACCGCCGGTTTGATGACTCCTACGTCTTTTGGGTCCTCACGCATCTTGAATGCGCTCGTTGCCGTCGCCGCTCGACACCAGACAGCCATGATCACTCCTTTTGTTGATCGTGATAATTTGGTCGGGCGTGCCGTGCAGTCTCATCTGGCACTGTCGCTCTCTCGCGGTGCAATTAATCGCCTTGGCATTCCCCCTGCCCCCACGCCTATGGTAGCTGGCCGAAAGACCTTGTTCGCTGAGGATTTCCCTACTTACGGGAGCACGCTCGCTTCTTTCCTGGATCCCATCGTGTCACCACATGCTCGTCGAGTTGCCCGCGAAGGGTTTGATCAGCCCAGTGGCCGAGCCTTCGGATTCCAACGTGCCCCGCTCGATCCAGATGCCACAGGTCGTCGTGCTTTCCTTCGACAAGCCCTCCGGCACTACTTCCCGGTCACTCTTGAGACCGAGCTTGGTGTTCCACCATCTGTGGATGTCATCCCGCCCCCTCCTGCCTCCGTGCCCCTGGTCGACCCAGCCGATTTGCATTTCGATGTCATTGCTCCAGAATATCGAGAACGAACTGTTCGTGGCGCCGAGGGTGCCACTCACCAATTCGACGAGACCTCTGCTCCCGAGGCTCCGAAGCACAGCGGCAAGGATCCAGCGACAGTTGAGCTAGGCATGCAAAAACGCATCAAGATCGGCAAACGGCCTCCAGCCCCTCACGCCGTTGAAGCCCGTCGATTGGAACAATTGAAACGCGGCTTTGGCGTCTTCTTTGCCTATAAGAAGATTCCATTTAGCTCTGGTCACTACCAACGCGCCGTCGAGCGTTCTATAGGTTCTTGGGCTGCAGGGAAGACTCGTGCCGACATCTTACGCTCAGTTGAGCAGTCTCCACCTGAGTGGGACTGGGATTTCACCCAGTTGTTCTCTAAGGGCCAGGAAGTGCGGAAACTTGGCGCTGCTCTCACTAATCGTCCTGGCTTGCTCGGACTCCCCGCTAAGCCCTCTCAGATCGTCGCCACGTTTCCTAAATCCCGTATCATAGCTGATGCTCCTTTTGCTGTCATGTTAGGAGATGCCCTTGACCAATGGGCTCGGCCGGCTACTTACTTACATAAGCACCCGCTCTCTGTCATGAGGGCTCACTTCGCCACTTACTTTACTGGCGGCGTTTCGACTGCTTGTG